CAAGGCGATCAGGGAGGCCAAGCAATGAAGCCGGTAATCATCGGAAACGCCACGCTCTACTTGGGCGATTGCAGGGACATCTTGCCGACGCTGCCGAAGGTGGATGCGATGATTACTGATCCGCCGTATGGGATTGGTGCGGACAAAGGCGCCTCGGGGGGTGGGACCGATGCAAGCGGGCGTTACGCGCGCCGCCCAAAGCAATACGAGGGCGAATGGGACAGTGCGCGTCCGCAGGACTTCGTCGAGCTTATCGGCGCCGCCAAGATCAGCATTATTTGGGGCGGAAACTACTTCGCAGACATTTTGCCTCGCGGCGGACGGTGGCTGTTTTGGGACAAGTTGAACGCCATGCCTTCATATTCTGACGGAGAGATCGCATGGACAAACCTCTCGGGCGTGTCGGTTAAGAAGTTCACGCAATGCAACAACGGGCTGGCTTCGCTTCGTGACGGCGAGCGCGTTCACCCGACGCAAAAGCCGGTAAGCCTAATGCGCTGGTGCCTGTCATTTGTGCCTGATGCCAAGGACATACTTGATGCGTACATGGGAAGCGGCACGACCGGCGTTGCTGCCGTCCAGATGGGCCGCAGCTTCATCGGCATCGAGCGCGAGCCCAAATACTTCGACATCGCCTGCCGCCGCATCGAAGACGCGCAGCGCGTGCAAGACATGTTCGCGCACGAAGTCCGCGATGCCTACGAAACGACGCAGCAGCAGGGCGATCTGTTGGAGGGCGTGAAGTGATCGCCTTCGAGATCCCCGGTCCGCCCGTCGGCAAGGGCCGCCCGCGCGCCTTCCGCATGGGCAACAGCGTGCGCATGCACACGCCCGAGAAGACCGCGAGCTATGAGTCGCTCGTGAAGCTCGCCGCAAAGCAGGCGATGCGCGACGCCGCGCCGGCGGCCTTCCCGGTGGCACTGTCGCTGGTGGTGCTGCACGCCATCCCGAAGAGCTGGAGCCAGCGCAAGCAGGACGCCGCGCTCGCCGGCACCGAGCGCCCGACCACGAAGCCCGACGCGGACAACGTGGCCAAGGCGATCGCCGACGCCTGCAACGGCATTGTGTGGGTCGATGACGCCCAGGTGGTCGAGCTGCGGGTAAGCAAGCGCTACAGCAGCACGCCTGGCGTAATGGTCGAGGTGAGGCCGGCATGATCTGCGCGCACTGTCGCCGCCCGATCAAGCGGGTCGCCGCACAAGTCGGCCGGATGCGCTTCGGCCGCATTTGCGCGCAGCGGCTTGGCCTGATCCCGACCCCCGAGCCCCGCGGTCTATTCGCCGGCATGAACCCGCCCGTGAAGCGAGACGAATTCACGCAAGACCTGTTCGTAGAGGAAGTGACAGCATGAACGTGACGACGGAAACCGTGCTCGATGCCATCCGGGCCTACGAGGGCGAGATCAAGGATGCCGAAGGAGTGAGCGTCTTCACCACGACCGATATTGCGGCTGCGATGGATTGCGATGAATACCCGGTGCGCGCGGCGTGCTCCTGGCTGCGCAGGTTCCGCCTGATCGAGGCCGTGGAGGGCACTGCCTGCATGCGTCGCACACGCCGGACTGGTGAGCGCTACACGGCGTGCTTCTACCGGCTCAAGCCACAGGCGCAGCCGGCGGACTTCGATGCGCTCTACCAGGTGTTCGGGCTGGGGGCGAGGTGATGGGTCGAAAAGGACTCACGCCCAAGCAGTCGCGCTTCGTCAAGGAATACCTTATCGACCTGAACGCGACTCAGGCCGCGATTCGAGCTGGGTACAGTTCGCACCGCGCGAATGCGATCGGGTATGAAAACCTGACAAAACCAGATGTTGCCGCTGCGGTGCAGCGGGAAATGAAGGCGAGGGCAGAGCGTACCGAGATCACGCAGGACATGGTGTTGCGCGAGCTGGCGAAGATCGGGTTCGCAGACATCCGCAGGGCTGTGACTTGGGGAGAGACAGAACTGCGCGTGGCAGATGGCGAGGACGGTACCGCCGTGCCGTATCACGGCCTGGCGCTCAAGGCGTCGGACGAGATTGACGACGATACGGCTGCAGCAATCTCCGAGGTGGCGCAAACGAAAGAGGGGCTGCGTGTAAAGTTCCACGACAAGCGCGCGGCGCTGGTCGACGTGGGTCGCCATCTAGGAATGTTCAAGGACAAGGTGGAGCACACCGGCAAGGACGGTGGGCCGATCCAGTCGGAGTCCGTCACGAAGGTGGTGATCGTGCCTGCGAAGATCCCCGCGGTCGTGGAGACGAAGCCACTTCAGCGGGACGACCAAGACTGAGATGGGCGCGCAAGAGGAAATCTGGGGGCCGACCGAGCGACAGTCGGCCTTCCTGTCCTGCGACGATTTCGAGGTGCTGTACGGCGGAGCGGCTGGTGGGGGAAAGTCCGATGCGTTGTTGATCGACGCGCTGTGCCTGCAGCACGAGGGGCCGGACAACCCGCATCACCGTGCCACCCTCTTTCGGCGGTCGTTTCCGGAACTGCGCGACCTGATCGACAGGTCGCGGGAAATCTATCCGCTCATTGTGCCTGGGGCGACGTACCACACCGGTGACAAGATCTGGACGTTCCCGAGTGGCGCGAAGATCGAATTCGGCTACCTGCAAAACGACAGCGACCGGTTGAAGTATCGCGGACGGGCCTGGAACTACATCGGCTTCGACGAGCTGACGCTATGGGCCACGCCGGTTTGCTACCTCTACCTGTTCTCGCGCTGCCGCAGCACCGACAAGACGCTGCCGCGCTACATCCGGGCCACAACGAACCCCGATGGGCCGGGGCAGAAGTGGGTGATGGAGCGCTGGGGCATCCAGCAGGATGGACGGGAGACGAACATCCCCGTCGATGTGGTCGATGACGAAGTCGGCGTAATCACGACCCTGCGCCGTCGGTTCATTCCGGCGAGGCTATCCGACAACCCGCACTTGGCTGGCACAGGCTACCGTGAGGCGCTGCTGCAGATGGAGCCCGAAGAGCGCGAAGCGCTGCTGAAAGGGCTGTGGAAAGGCAGCAAGGTCAAGGGGGCTTACTACCTCAACGAGATGCAGAAGCTGAGGGCGAACGGGCGCATTCGCCGCGTGCCGTATCAGCCGGGCGTGCCGGTGAACACCTTCTGGGATCTGGGGCGGAACGACACGACCGCGATCTGGTTTCACCAGTTTGTGGCTGGCGAGCATCGCTTCATCCATGCCTACGAGAACAGCGGCGAGGCGTTGGACCACTATGCGAGCTACCTGCTCAGCCGCGGCTACGTCTATGGAACGCACCATCTCCCGCACGACGCAGGCTACGAGCGGCTGACCAAGGCCACGGAAGATGCCGCGACGTTCGAGCAGATGCTGTCCGAGCTCTTACCGAGCCATCGATTCAATGTCATTCCCCGGATCGTGGATGTGAACGTCGGCATTCAGCAAACCCGGATGAAGATGGCCGGCAACGTCTATATCGATGAGACCGAGTGCGCGGACGGCATTGCGGCTCTGGACAACTACAAGAAGCGGTACAGCGAGAAGCTTGACGTGTTCCTGGATGAACCATTGCACGACCGATATTCGAACTACGCCGATGCGTGGAGGCAGTGGGGGCAGCTCGATCAGCCGGCTACGCGCGGCAGCTCGCCGAATAGGCGGCGTTCCAGCGGGAGCTGGCGCACGGCCTGAAATACTGGCTGGCCGAACACAATCGCCCCTGTCTGCAACAACAAGGGGCTGCTATGTCGGTCATGATCGGGGGCGCCAAGGCCTGGAAGGTGCGCCAGCACGGCGACATCGGCGTGTCGTTCCAGTGGGTCAATGAAGAGCCGGCGATGGTGCTCTTTCCCGCACGGCGAGCGATCGCCAGGGCGGGAGCCTACGTCATCTGTCTGTCCGCCGCATTCCGCTACGCCGACTCCAGGACCGGCGCCCCGACCCCGTACCTCGCCCGCCAGGCTTCCGCCGCTGCGGGGCAGCTGGGGTTCTCGCTGACCGACACGTTCGCGGCGCGCAAGATCGCCGAGGTGATCGTCGACAGCCTTCCCGACCTGGTTGCGATGCCGCCCGAGCCGACCGGGCTCAATGCGCAGGAGCAGGCCGCCGTCGGAGAGCTCTCGATCAAGCTGGACGGGCAGACGATCGCCGAGCGTGAGGTCACTGCTCCGACGATGGACGAGCTGGCGACCCTCCAATGAATGGGTTCGAGAACGCCCGGTCGTTGAGCCCATTCGATGATCCCTCGCGGATGGGCGGCACGGTCAAGCCGCTCGTGCAGAAGCCGAAGCGCCGCCACAGTCTCGACAGCGAGGAGATGAAGACGCGCTTCACGAAGCTGCGCGAGTGGTTCGATCAGGAGAGCCAGCGCCAGGCGGCGAACCGCTTCCAGATGGCGCTGGACTGCGACTACTACGACGGCCTGCAGTGGTCCGAGGACGACGCGCAGGTGCTGCTGGACCGCAATCAGGCGCCGCTCGTCTTCAACGAGATCAAGCCGACCATCGACTGGATGATCGGTACTGAGCGCCGCACGCGGATCGACTACAAGGTGCTCGGGCGCGAGAAGAGCGATACGGATTCGGCGCTCGCCAAGACGCAGTTGCTCAAGTACCTGGACGACACGAACAAGGCGCGCTTCCATCGCTCGCACGCGTTCGGTGATGCGGTGCGCGCCGGTGTCGGTTGGCTCGAGATCGGCCTGCGCGGCGATCCGACCGAGGAACTGCTGTTCGTGCGCTCCGAGTCGTGGCGCAACATGCTCTACGACAGCAACGACTCCACCCTCGATCTCTCCGAGGCCCGGTACGTCTTTCGCTGGAAGTGGCTCGACGAGGACGTGGCCGAGGCGTACTTCCCCGACCGCAAGCACATCGTCCGCCAGGCGGTCACCGATGGGCTCTCAATCACCGACGAAGACGACGAGGACATCTGGTACCTGGGCGCTCGCGTGACGGCGCCCGGGCAGGACTTCGCCGGTGCGAGCGTCGGACGGTATTCGCCGATCGATCATGCCGCGTTGTCGTGGTCGCGCCGCGCCCGGGTCAAGATGATCGAGTGCTGGTACCGGCAGCCGGTGCTGCGCCGCAAGTTCTCGGCCGGCGACTTCATCGGGGAGGTGTTCGACAGCGCCAACCCGGAGCACGTCGCTGCGCTGCAGGCTGGCTACTCGGTGTTCGACAAGCTGGAGATGGAGATCCGCTGCGCCATCTTCACCTCGGCCGGAATGGTGTGGGAGGGGCCGTCGCCGTTCCGCCACGGCCGCTTCCCCTTTGTGCCGGTGTGGTGCTACCGCCGCCAGCGGGACAACGCCCCCTATGGTGCGATTCGCCAGCTCCGCGACCCGCAGGACGACATGAACAAGCGCCATTCGAAGGCGCAGTGGATCTTGTCGACGAACCAGGTCGAGATGGAAGAGGGCGCGGTCGATGATATCGAGGAGCTGCGCGCCGAGGTTGCGCGCCCGGACGGCATCATCATCAAGAACCGTGGCAAGGAGCTGAAGATCAACCGCGACGCGCAGCTCGCCGAGGAGCAGCTGCTGCTGATGGATCGCGACGCGGTGCACATCCGCAACGCGGCCGGCGTGACCGCGGAGAACCTGGGGCGCGAAACCAACGCCAACAGCGGCAAGGCGATCCTCGCCAAACAGGAGCAGGGCAGCGTCGTCACCGCGGAGGTCTTCGACAACCTTCGACTGGCGATGCAGCTCGCCGGGGAGATCGAGCTCGCGTGCATCGAGCAGTTCTACTCGGCGCCGAAGGTGATCCGCATCCTGGGCGAGCGTGGCGCGGCGAAGTACGAGCAGATCAACCGATTCGACCCCGACACCGGGCAGATCCTGAACGACGTCACCGCGACGCACGCGGACTTCGTGATCAGCGAGCAGGATTATCGGTCTTCGTTGCGTGAGGCGATGTTCGAGAGCCTCTTCGACATCGTCGGCCGGCTCGCGCAGATGAATCCGCAGGTGGCGCTGAACCTGCTGGACCTCGTTGTGGAAATGGCCGACCTGCCTGGACGCGACGAGCTCGTTGCGCGCATTCGCAAGATCAACGGCCAGCGCGACCCGGACGCGGATCCGACTCCGGAGGAGATGCAGGTCGACCAGCAAGCTGCAGCGCAGCAGGCTGAGGCGAAACAGCTCGAGCTTGATCGCGCACGCGCCGAGCTCGACCAGATCAAGGCCAAGACGCGCGACATCGTCGCCGCGGCGTTGGAGAAGGGCATCAAGGCGGGCTACGCCTCGATGCAGGCCGGCCAGGTGGTGGCCACCATGCCCGCAGTCGCGCCGATTGCGGACGAACTGATGCGCGCCTTCGGCTATCAGCCCCCGACGCCCGCAGGCCACGACCCGAATTTCCCTGTTCCCGCCGGCGCGACCGCGCCGCAGGTCGAGTTCCCGACCAACACCAGCCCGATGCTCCCGGCTGCGCCCTCGTCTCCCGGCGTGGGCGCCATGGAGGGCATCGAGACCCAGCGCGCCGACGGCGTGCAGCCGATGCAGTAACTACAACCCGAAAGGAGCAGGAGCACCATGCCCAAGCACGACTTTGAAGATGACGAACTGGCCAGCCTGTCGGATGACGAGCGCGCGGCGCTCGAAGACGACGAGGCCGATGACGCGCCGCCGGCGGATGAAGACGAAGAGGACCCCGACAGCGACAACGAGCAGGGCGACGACGAGGCCTCTGCGGGTGAGGTCGATGAGGACGACGAAGGCGAAGGCGAGGAGGCGGGCGCCGCCGGCGCGGAGGGTGACGCCGACCCGGGTGTAACCCCGCCGGCCGCGCCCCGCGAAGAGCCGGCCCCCGAGTTCCAGCCGCAGTTCACGGCCGCGGTTCCCGAGGACCTCGTTGCACGACTCGAAGGGGTGAATCAGCGCTTCGGCGAGTTGCAGCAGAAGCTGGAGGACGGCGAGATCTCGGTCGCCGACTACGTCGTGCAGAACCAGGCGCTGGTCGATGAGCGCATGGCGTTGAAGCTGGCCGAAGAGCAGGCGAAGTGGGCGGCCAGCCAGAACGCGGCGCAGCGCGAGCAGCGCTGGAAGTGGGAGGTCGAGCGCTTCTACGCCGGCGAGTCTGCCGCGATCTACAAGGATCCCATCCTGAAGGCTGCGCTCGATGTCGCGGTGCGCCAGCTCGACGCCGATCCGGCCAATGCCAAGCGCTCCGACGCGTGGATTCTCGAAGAGGCGGACCGCCAGGTGCGCGAGCGTCTCGGCTCGACGCAGCGGCCG